TTCACCATGGCCATCCGTGCACAGTGTGGACCATGCAGTCAATAGCAAACTATGCATGGCATTATGACCATTTTCATGCACTATGTATTGAATATCAATATCGCTATAATAAAACACATAGCACTCAAACTAAGCTTGAAGAAATCTTATCAATTCCGCCTAAAAACTTAAATTATCATAAAGGGCTTACTCCCTTTGCTCTTGCTATGCAACATGAACCACAGTGTATTCATAAAGACGAACCTGTTCGTTCATATCAAGAATACTATCAAACAAAACAAGACCGATTTAAAATGGTTTGGTCAAAACGTGATATTCCAGAATGGTTTAAATATAATGTTGCAGCATAATTTAAAATGTATTGAAGAAATATCTTGGGGTAAAGGTATGAAACTAAGACTAATGGAATCACCAAAAGGTAATCAACAAGTGCATCGCTGGTCAGATATGTCAAAGAGGTGGTGTTTAATGTATAGATATAATGTTGAAGAAAATTGGGAATGGTGGAAAAATTATGCCAACTTACGTTCTAAAAAATAAAGAAACAGAAGAACAATTTGAAGTATTTTGTCAATGGTCTGATCTACAGAAAATGTTAGAAGATGATAAAAATCTTACTCAAGTTATAACAGCTCCTAAAATAGTATCTGGCATTGGTAATTTACATAGTAAAGTACCTGACGGATTTAAAGATGTTTTAAGTAGGGTAAAAAAAGGATCATCTAAAGGTAATACTATTAGAAAATGAAAAAGAATAATTCGTTAACTGTTTCACTTGATGAACTTGAAAAAATTGAACCTATTACCGATAATCAAAAGAAAGCATTTGAGTCTTGGGATAAAGGGTATAACTTAATACTAACTGGTAGTGCAGGTACTGGTAAAACATTTATTGCATTATATAATGCTTTTAGGGAGATGTTAGATAAACCAGATTTATATAGACGCATTATGATTATGAGGTCAATGGTTCCTACTCGTGATGCTGGTCATCTACCCGGAACGAAGGAAGAAAAGGAAGATCCGTATAAAGTACCATATAAAAGTATCTGTGATGAAATATTTGGCTATAAAGGTGCTTATGGTAAATTAACTACTGCAAATAAATTAACATTTGAAACAACTTCATATATTCGTGGTGCTACATTTGATCAGACTATTATAGTAGTGGATGAAATGCAAAACTTAAACTTTCATGAACTTGATTCTGTAATTACACGTGTTGGCAATGATTGTAAAATTATCTTTTGTGGTGATTATCTACAGTCTGATTTTAAATATAATGATGATAAAGATGGGATTATAAAGTTTATAAGTATTGTAGAGCAGATGAGATTCTTTAGAGTTGTTAACTTTGGTTGGGAAGACATTGTAAGATCAGACCTTGTTAGAGATTATATAATGACTAAAGAGATGATGAATATTGGATAAATTATGCCCGATGAAAAGAATAAAGAAGCTTGGCGAATGTTCTATATGGTAAAAGGTCATCTTAGATCAACCGAGTCCACTGTTCTTGCCTCGGCGGATGGATACTTTAGAAGATTATTTCGTGATGGAGCCGATGGTGCGCCTCTTTATGATTATGATGAAGAATTTGAAATCGAATGGAAAAAATTAATGGAGAAACAGAAAAATGACAAACTGGATTAAAAACAGATTATCTGAAAGAACGAGCTGGGATGGTATTGCTCTTGTCGGTTTAGGTCTTCTTGTCTTATTCTTGGCTCCTCTTGCAAAGATTGCTGCTGGTTTAGCAATTGCATATGGAGCTTGGACAATATGGAAAGAGGAATAAAAACTATGGTAATCATATACGGTAAAAGTAATTGCTCATTTTGTGAAAAAGCAAAGCAACTCTGTATTGATTATCAATTAGAATATGAATATAAGAACGTGTCACAAATTGAATATCTTGAAGAATTTGTTGAAAAATTCCCAGGAGCAAAAACTGTGCCACAAATAATTTGGTATGATAAAGTGATTGGAACTTACGAAAATTTTGCAACAGAAATAGAAAACACTATAGGAGGCTATGGAGAAAATGTCATTTGATTTTGACTTCACTGAAGACCATCTTGCTAAAATTATTCCAGGTAATAATAAAGTAGGAGATTGGTATGAAGCTTTGTGTGATATTTTACCGAGGTATGGTATTACTACAGAGCGGAGAGTTGCCCATTTCTTGAGTCAATGTGCTCACGAAAGCGGTAACTTTAAACGACTTGAAGAAAATTTAAACTATTCTGCAAAAGCATTACGTGCTGTCTTTGGTCGTTACTTTGGTGATGCACCTAAGAGAGATGCAGATGAATATCATCGTCAACCAGAGATGATTGCTAATTATGTTTATATGGACGAATTCCGTAAATATAAAATGGGCAATACAGAAGAAGGCGATGGTTGGCTGTTTAGAGGTCGTGGGCTAAAACAGCTTACTGGTCGTGAAAACTATACACGATTTGGCAAATCTGTAGATATGTCTGCAGAAGAAGCAGCTGAATATGTAGCAACAGAAAAGGGTGCTGTTGAGTCAGCATGTTGGTTCTGGGATGCTAATAATCTAAACGATATTGCCGATACTGATAATGTAGTTAAAATGACCAAGAAAATCAATGGTGGTAAAATTGGGCTTGAAGACAGACAAGAACGATATACAAATGCCATGGAAGTTTTGGGCATGTCTGCTGAAATGGTAGCTGACGATGACGATGACGATATTGAAGAAATCATTGATGATATTGGTGTATTGCGTAAAGGTTCTCGTGGAGAAGGTGTTAAAATTATGCAAGAAGCGCTTGGTATCGGAGCTGATGGAGTGTTCGGTCCAGGGACTGAAAGAGCATTGAAAGAGTGGCAAGCAGCTAACGGTTTAACAGCCGATGGTGTGGCTGGTCCAGCAACATTTGGAAAACTATTAGAGGACTAAAATGGCCAAATTTAGTAGGTTTGACCCTAAGAATAAAAAGAAAGATCGCAATAAAAAACTATCAATTAATAGAGACAGTAAGATTAAATCTGTTGAAAAAGATAGGCGAATACAGGGGAAAACAATTGAATATGTTATACAAGATCAACACGATGATCTAAAATAATATTAGGGGTCACTTAGGTGACCTCTTTTTTTTACATAAAATGCATTTTAGGGGTTTACATTTCATCCGAAATATATTATATTAGTAGTATAAAGAGAATCGGAAGGAACTAAAATGAATGATCTTTTTGAAATTGTAGAAGACCTTGAATCAATTGAAACCTTTGGCACAGATAGCCCAGGTTTCGAAGCAATCATTAACAAGTGGGTTGAACGCAAAGCAGAAGCAGAAGCATTCATGGAACGTCAATTCGAGTTGGAGTTAGTGTAATGGAAAAGTATGATTTAGATGTAATTGTAAAAGGTAATAAACTTCCACGTCACGGTTCACCTCAGGATCGTGGTAGTGCAGATGCTTACTATCACCGTCCTTATGATCCTCATTACTACGTTGGTGCTTCTATTACTTCAGAAAGAGTAGAAAAAGACAACATGACTGTTGGCGAGATTGAAGCTTATAAGTATGGCTATGAAAATGAAGATGATAGAAAAGATTGGGGCTAATGTTTACTAATAGCATACCCATGGATTTTTGGCAAACTTTAGGCCAATATGTTTACGGTTATATAAAAGATAACCAATGGAAATATATAGGTAAAGGTAAGGATAATCGTGCAATACAGCACATTAAAGAAAAAGGCTATGATATAAATGATCTTTATATTATAGCTAAAAATCTGGAAAGATTTGATTTTGATAAAAAGAAAGATGCTCAATCATTTCTTCTTGAATCATATCTTATTACATCATACACACCATCTGACAATAGTGTGTCTGGCCACTATAAGGAGTGTTTTACAATGGCTAAATTTTCGGAACTTTTTAATGTTTATACTTCATCCCAGAAGGATAATTTTGAAGCTTTGCCTGAATGGTATATAGAAAACTATGAAAAACTAAAAGGTCGCCTTACGGTTGTTGAAATAAAATCTGAAATGACTTGGCTCAGTTTTTCCACTCGTGAACAATTGCAACCAAACATTTTGGTTTCATCTGATGGAAATATAAAACATTTTAGATTTCAAATACAAGCTCAAGAGAAAGACAAGATTGCATATCGTAAAGAACAGATATTTGAATTTTTAAGCCATTATGGTATAATGGATAAAGATATTGAAAAAACTGGAAATCGTGAAACATATGGAATTAATAGTCACCTTAGTGTTGAAGATGCATTTAATATTATAGATGATTTTTTCTCTTAAAAAATGATTTTAGGGGTTTACAAGCTCCTAAAATTATACTATATTAGTAATGTAAAAAGAATCGGAAAGAATATAAAATGACTATTGCTAAAACACAGAATGATCGTCTTGCTCTTATCAAAGAAATCGCAGAGCGTCGTAAAGCAGAAAAAAAAGCTAAACGTGCTCGTCAGATTAAAATGTATGAAATCAAAGAGAAAGCCAAAAAAGCTCGGTCTGCAATGTTACAAGCACGTAAGAAACGTAAAGATCCTCTTGAAGAACTAAATGTAAAAGATGGTGAAAATATAAATCAATATACCGATCAAGCTAAGTATGCTAAAACTTATTATGGAGAAACTTTGTATGAAACAACAAGATATGATAACGAGTGGGATTAAAGTGCTAATGCTAATTTTAGTGATAGTTTTAGCCGCTTGGTATACCATACATATATGGAAAGATTGTTTAAATGAAAATTCTATTTTTACATGTATGAGAATGTTAACAAAATAAGAGTCTTTAGACTCTTTTACTCAACGTCCGTGCAGAGAGAACCGGGCTTGAAAGCAACATCTCGCGAGAATAATTCGCCTGTGAAATATCAGTGTCGTGAAAACGTGGAGATGCTAGGAAATAGAAAATTACTAGGGGCGTTGAGTAAAGGAGTTTTATTATGAAAAATAATCCAATTAATAAACTTCAGCAGTTAATGGTTATTACTGCAGAAGAATGCGGGGAACTTACTCAGAGATGTAGTAAGATTATTCGTAAATATGAACAGTTTTCGGAAATAGAAGATGATCAAAGAAATAAACTTCTTGAAGAAGTTGGTGATGTTTATTGCATGATTGATTTAATGTGTGAGCATAATGTATTAGATTGGAAACATATCTATGCTAGAAGCTCTGCTAAAAAAGAAAAACTTAAAAAGTGGAGTACCTTAATAGATGGATAAATTTAAAATATATAAAGCACATAAGATGTCCGATTGGATTGAGAACCAGGTAACCGAATGGGCCTTAGAGTTAATTCAAAATCACTTTGGTGTAGAAGGTCCGGAAGAATTATCACGTGAACAACTTGATGAAGTTATTGAACAATGGGAAGAAATGCTAGAGTATGATAAAACTTTAGCCTCAGGTCTTTATAATTGTATAAACATCTGGGAAAATGACCGAGAGGAACACATTGTTTAATCATGTTGATCACGGTATAATTCTGCCTAAAATAGAAAGAAAGACCACTGAAGCTGGTCGTAAATACTTTACACCTGAAGGCAAAGCATATCCTTCTATTACAACAGTTTTAGGTGCCTTAAATAAAGATGGTCTCTTAGCATGGAGAAAGAAGGTTGGTGAAGAAGAAGCCAACAAAATATCTCGGCGAGCTGCTACTAGAGGAACAGCTGTACACAAATTAGCAGAAGATTATATTGATAATGTTCCTGAGTGGAAAGAAAATGTAATGCCTCACAATCTATTTGCTTTTAATCATATTAAAAGTATTATAGATGAAAGATTAGATAACATTTGGTTTCAAGAAGAATTTTTATATAGTGATCTATTAAAGACAGCAGGGCAAGTTGATTGCATTGCTGAGTTTGATGGACAGTTATCTATTGTAGATTTTAAGACATCTCGTCGAACAAAGAAGAAAGAATGGATTACAAACTATTTTATCCAAGCGGCATTCTATGCTGCAGCTTTCTATGAAAGAACTGGAATTCCTATTAAACAGGGTGTTATTATTATTACAGTAGATGATGCAGAACCTCAGGTCTTTAAAGTTAATACTCATGATTATCTTCCTGCATTTTTAGATGCAAGAAAAAAATATGAAAACAGTTAATTAATTGTTTACTTTTGGCTCTATATGAGTTATTATATATTATGTAAAGAATCGGAAAGTATATTATGACTGTATTTCCAACACTCGGTATTGAAACTGAAAAGCACTGGTTAGTCGGCACAGAATGGGCATATGCTAAAGGTACGGTAAAAATGCATTCTAATGGTTTTAGTTGTTCTTGTAAAAAGAAACCTAGAGTGCCGTGTAATCATATTAAAAATGTAAAACTAAGGTTATATGGAACCTTTGATAGCCACTATAAAGGAGAGTAAAATGTGGTCAGTTAAAGTAGATCGTAATGGTCGACCAACCGAAGCAGTTCTTCGGAGAATGGAAAACTGTAAACTTGACTTAGAATCTCACGCATCTCGTGCTAAGTTTGGTTACTGTTATTTGGATATGTTAGATGTCTGAATACCAAATTAATTTTATTGATCGCCGTTTAATGCATGTCGAAGAAATAATTAAAAACTGGGAACCGACTATTAAACTCTTAATTGAAAATCCTGATATTATGGAAGAATTGAAAAGAAGGAAAAAAGATGACTGAAGAAATGACACGTGATTATATGATGACTCGATTACAGCAATCAGAGTGCCGTGTAATTTTTAAGAAAACAAATGGTGAAGAACGTGATATGATATGTACTCTTCAACCAGATATTATTCCAGATGCTAAGAAAGAAGATCCTCTTTCTCAAAAGAAAGTTCGGTCTATTAACGAAGAGGTTATTCCTGTGTGGGATACAGAGGTTGAAGCTTGGCGTTCTTTTCGTGTGGATCGTGTAATTAGCTTTTCTTGTAGATAAATACTATAAAAGGAGTTAACCAAATGACTATGCATTTAGTACGTGGAATGTCTTCTTTAAATACTAAGAAGCGTAAAGTAAATAAGAAACCTGGTTGGAAAAATACACTTCAGGAACACGATGAGTTTCTAAAGCGTATGGGTGTTACTGGTAAAAAATCTGATTATCGTTCAGAAATTCCAAACTATCGTGAAAATAGCCCTAGAATTTCAACTTCAGATACTATATGCAGTAACGGTACTCGTAAAGAAAGTGCAAAATATACAGGTGATGAAATTGCTGGTATCGTAGTTACTCATAAATCTAATTTGATGCCAATTCGGAAAGATAATAAACAGGCTGCAGTAGATGCTGCAAGTATGCGCCGATAATGTTTAGCATTGAAAACGAGTTTGATCATACAATTATAACTATAGTAGATAATGATAATAAGCAAGAAGATGCTCAGGTTATCATGAGTGACGAATATGTTTACATAAGACAGTATAATGCTAAAAGTGGCAGATATGATGTGATAGCATTATCACCGTTTATGTTTAATGAAATACTTGCTTCTATGAAATTTACTGATGGTGTTTATGTAACAGAAGATTTATCAATAGCAGTAAAGGAATAATATGTTTGGTATAGACCCACTTATCATTTTAGCAATAGGCATTTTTGGAGTATTTTACTGTTCTTACTCCATCGGGCGTAACAATCGGAAAGAACGTGACGACGAATTAATAGAACAGACTATGTTATATCTGTGTCACAATGGCTATCTAAAACATCGACGTGATCGTGATGGAGAGATAGAATTAATTAAACTTAACGAAGAATTTTAATAAAAAAAGGTTTACAAAGCCTTTTAACTATGATATAATAATATTATCATAGAGAAAGAATCGTGTTATGGCTAAAAGAGCAAAGATCAAAAAAGTTTATTCTCGTAGAGCACGTACAGGTATTGCTGCGGCTCCTACTAATAACTTTAATCACTTTAATGATTATCTCCGCTTGGAAGTAGATAAGAAAGAATTAAGTCAAGTTATAAAAGATTATATTCGTAAAAATCTAAAGAAAGCAGATGCTCAAATGGCATTAAAGGCGCCCGAATGGGCCTTTACTGCACTACCATATCTATCTGCAACCATTGCTTGGAAAAATCTAGGCAACCCTTTTCCTTCACAGTGGAAAGGTGAAGAAGTAATTAAAAAAAGAATTGCAGAGATTTTAGAAAAAGGCAGAAAGAAAGCTGAAGTAAAAGAAGAAGAAATCGATGACACACCAAAGCGTACTATTGCAGATATTGTAAAAGAACGCACTTCTGATTTTATTGCTGGCATAGAAGAAAAGATAGATGCATTTCCAGAAGTATCTGGATTATCTGTTTATGATGAGTTAAAAAAGATAGATGCTCCTAATAATACCGCTAAAGGTGTTTATGAGTTTTATCTTCCGCAACTTAAAGAGATGCAAGAATTAATTACAAAGAAGCCAGAGGATTTAGTAGAAGCATATAGACATATGACTGCTAAAGAAAAGAAGGCATATATGAAATTCTTAGAAGATATTGTTTCTGATGCAGAACGCTATATGGCCTCTAAGAAAGCACAGAGAAAAACAAGAACTCCTAAAGTTAAAACTGCAGATAAACAAGTTGCAAGATTAACTTATCTTAAGGAATCAAAGGAGCATAAATTAGTTTCTATTAATCCTACTAATGTTGTTGGTGCTAATAGAATATATTTGTTTAATGTAAAGTCAAGGTTAATTACAGAATTAGTTTGTAGATTAGCCCAAGGCTTTGAAGTAAGTGGTACTACTATCAAAGGTATTGATGAAGATGTATCACGTAATATCAGATTAAGAAAACCAGAGGAGTTTTTACCGCTGGCTCTTAAAAAGACCCCTAATCAAATTAATAAAGAGTGGGGTAAACTTACTACTAAGTCCGGAAAAGCAAATGGAAGGATTAACAAAGACACTATCATATTAAGGGCACTAGATAGATGACCGAAGAAAAAACAAACTTTATGAACCGTGCTAAGTTTACAAAACTTATCGAAGAACAGGTTTTATCAAAAAAACTAGGGTACATTGATGCCGTAGTTGAAGCATGTGATATTACCAATATAGATCCAGAGGATGTTAAAAAGTATATATCACCACTAATCAAAGAGAAGATTGAAGCTGAAGCAATGAAATTAAATTTTTTACCAAGGCAAAATGAGCTTCTTTTTGAATAAATACTCTGTACAACAAAGTCAAAATGTTGTATAATATTACAGTACATACAAAAATATATTTCAGTATAAGGAAAACAAAATATGTCATTCGCAAATCTAAAACGTAATCGTAACGCAATCGATCAACTTGTAAAAGCAGCAGAAGCTACTAATACAAATCAGTCCGGTAATAAATACACTGATGATCGAATTTGGAAACCAACTGTAGATAAATCTAATAATGGTTATGCAGTTATCCGCTTTCTCCCAGCATCTGAAGGATCAGAACTTCCATGGAACCGTTATTGGGATCATGGTTTTAAAGGCCCAACAGGTCGTTGGTACATTGAACGTTCTCTTACTTCTATTGGACAAAACGATCCAGTAGGCGAATTAAATAGTAAACTATGGAACTCTGGTATTGAATCAGATAAAGAAGTTGCTCGTAAACAAAAACGGCGCTTACATCATGTTTCAAACATTCTAGTTATTTCAGATCCAGGCAATCCAGCTAATGAAGGCAAGGTATTCTTATTCCAGTATGGAAAGAAAATCTTTGATAAATTGATGGATGCTATGCAACCAGAATTTCAGGATGAAGATCCTATCAATCCATTTGATTTTTGGAGTGGTGCTAACTTTAAATTGAAAATTCGTGATGTAGAAGGGTATCGTAATTATGATAAGTCAGAGTTTGCAGCTCAGAGTGAACTATCTTCAGACGATACTTATCTTGAAGAAATTTATAATCAACTTCATGATCTGCGTGAATATACAGATCCGAAGAATTATAAAACATATGATGAACTACAAGCTAAACTTATGGCTGTTCTTGGAGAGCAAGCTTCTGTTGGAGCACCAACAATGAAGCAAGAAGAATCTTTGGGTGAACCACAGCCAGCACCAGCAATGAGAACAGCAGAGCCTGTTCAAATGGAAACTGCAGAGATGACTTCAGCATCACCTTCCGCAGAAGATGATGACATTATGGCACACTTTGCAAATCTTGTAAATGAAGACTAGATAGGAGCCATCCTATCAAAACCATCAGAAGATGATGGCATAGGCGCTTGGTTAAGCACAGTTGTATTATTCTGTGTTGACCGAGCGTCAATTGCATTGTTCTGTTGAACTGCACTAATATTTCTACTATCAATAGTATTTGATAATTGTGTTTGTGCATTATTTAATCTAGCACTAGATTCTTGTTCAGCGGTATTACGACTTTGTATAAGTGCTGCATTTCTTTGATCAATTCTTCTTTGCGCTTCTCTGGCGCCAGCTTCAGAAACACCAACCGTGAAGCCTTTTAAAAGTCTAAAGTCTCCACCACCTAAAAATTTAGGTATTGGAATTGTAATATCTGGTAATGAAAAACTTATTTTTGAAAGCTTTATTAACATTTCGTCTTTAAAGTTTGCAAGTCTAGTAGTAATCTCGTCAAAGTTAAGTTTACTAAATAGACCTTTAATATTGGACCACAGATCATCTACAAGTGCTGTGATAGAGAACCCTCTAAATTTTTCTGCTAATTTATCAAATCCTAATTTTTCAAGAAAGAATGCTGGTAAACCAAATATTAAAACATCTAAACCTGCTGTGATTCCCTTTATAATACCTAAAACGCCGCCTTCAAGAGCACCTAATAATTTCTGAAATATTCCACCTTCGGCATCTACAAATCCAGTAAATGCGCCTTTTATAAAATCAAATAGTGTAATTAGTGGTGCAAGGAAAGTAAATCTTGCAAATACTTGAACTGCTCTTAATAATGCTCCTATAGGTTTAAACACGAATGAAAGTAATGATCCTATTTTTGCAAAGAAAGACCCTACTGATCCTATAGCCTTTCCAATTTTAGCAATCTTTTCTGTTACTCCACTAAATAACATTCTAAACATATCGCCTAAAGTAGCAAAGAAAGTATTTGATTTTATAATATCGACTGCTACATTAACACCTTTACTAACTAAACGAAATGCAGCTCCTATTGAATCAGCAATGGCAGGAAATATTTTAAATATTTTAGTAAATCTTTCAGATAAAAAGAATGCTTT